TGGTTACCAACTACGCAATGGATAGAAATAGTAAAGCTTGATGTAGGGTTTGAACCTACGGTACACGTGACTTTCTCAGAAACCTACCGGTATGCGGGACAGTAGGCAGGCACGGGGTCTAGTATTACCCCCGTGCCCCCGCCTACCGCCTACTGCTGCTGATGTCAAAGACGAAGAAGAAGCAAGAGGCGAAATCAAAGCACTGGTGTTTCACTTGGAATGACGCTGAAGATCGTTACACCTACGAAGATATTATCGATAAACTAGGTTCCGCCTGCGATTACCTAGTTTTCCAACAGGAAGTAGGTGAAGAGGGAACGAAGCACTACCAAGGGTATGCTGAGTTCACTAAAGAACAGCGGCTCACTTCCCTTCGCAAATTAACTTCCCCTGTTAAACCCCACTGGGAGAAACGTCGTGGAACACGTGAACAAGCACGTGACTATGCTTCGAAGGAAGAGACGCGTGTGGACGGACCCTGGGTGTCCGGCCAAAAGCCTTGGAGGGATGCTAAAGAATTAACTAAAAACAAATATCGTGAAGATATCAATGCTGTTGCTTTAATGGCCAAGGCAGGAGCTACGGATGCCGAAATCTTTGATGAGCATCCAGGAATCGCAATGCAATTCCTAGGACATATCCAAAAAGCTCGCTTTATTTTTAAGCCTGTTCGGACGACCGATTTAAAGGTCGTGCTCCTTTATGGTCCACCTGGGACCGGTAAAACACGGTTCTTTTGGGACCGTTTCCCGGACGGCTGGTCCGTTCCGGTAGGTAAAGACCTCTGGTTTACTGGATACGGAGGACAAAAGAATGTCCTTATTGACGACTTCGCCGGCAATATCGGGCTCACACAATTACTTCAAATTCTGGATCGATATCCTGTCCAGCTTCCAACGAAGGGCCACCATGTCTGGTGGTGCCCCGACAACATTATCATAACCTCCAATTGTCATCCATGCAATTGGTATGATTACAAAGAACGTCAAGATTCCTATGCTGCTTTGGAACGCCGAATAACTGGCGTCTTTAAACTCACTAAAGAAGACCCGAACCCGCAAATGACCGAAACAGCAAACTTTTTCAAGTATGGAAAATGTGTTGGGAGGTTTTATTTGCCTGGGACGGGAGATGATTAAACTACATATCAATAAATGTTCCCCTAACAATGTACTGTATTGTAGGCGCAATTGTGACGGAGGAGCAATTCGCAATCAAATGAAAAGAATTGTCAACTACCGCTGTAATCGTAGCTGTAGTTGTTGAATTGTAATGAATAGTAATAGGCTTCTTGAATTTGATCATGAATTTAAACGGGACAACCCGACCGAATACTTCAATTTCTGTTGCAGAAGACTGCCCAGTCACTACTGGGTGGAGAGTGAAGTTCTTGTCCTTTAAAACGTTGAAACGGCCAAAATTGTCTGGATTTTGGAATTGATTAATTGCATTGTTTGCGGCAGCCATAATAACGTTCTCACCCTGTGCCTGGGCTCCATTCGTTTGCTTGTCTTGATAAACGATAATACGGCAATGGCATCCAGCCTGTCCTACAAGGACATCAGATACAGCTGGGACCTTCAGTTGTCCCTTGATCTTTAGAGCAAGTAACTGAACCTTTCTTCCGTCTCTCTGATTGTATCCGTCGCCACTTGCTGGCGCGAATAAGCTATCCACTCCGCCCGCTGGATCGAACTCTGTTCCGGTCCAGTCGCTGGCGGAAGCTACTAGCGCGGTTGAGGTTACTGACTGGGTGTCATATTTTCTTTCTGTTACAGCCAAGGCATTTCCAAATGGCCTATGGACAAATTCCCTTCTTTTGGGATCAGTCGCACGTTTCTTTTTAACGGGCTTCGTGACGCCACTTCCTTTAGGTCTCTGTCTCTTTGACATCTAAGGAATAAAAATAGAATTATTTTTACTGTGGATAAATTCCACAACCCACGTGTTCTACTTGGAACTCTCATTCTGCCGAATTTTCTTTTTTAAAAAGAAAAATGGCATGTCTACTTGCAACACACAATACCGGCCTTGGCAAAAATCTCGTTGGGGCAAGTCTACCGAGCCCTCTTCGCGTGGTGCTTTTAAGCGCCCCCGAAGATCGGCAGATGATGTGGGAAAGGACACTCAGGTCACTGAATCATCTAAAACGCCTGGAAATACAGATGAAGCTGGAGACTCAACATCTACAACCGAGGAACTCAGCTCAGTAGAAGACTCTAATGAAGAATTTGAATGGGACGAAGAGTATTTTCGTTCGAACATGAGGTTGATGCTCGACACGTATGGACTCGAACTAGGCAAAGCCTGGTTCAATCTTGAGGCCATTAAGTGTAAAAAACCTAGGACACCTTAGCTAGATAAAAATTTTGTTTATTTATTTGATATTTGGATTGAATGTAGGGAGATGTACATTATCGAACCAATTTTCCTTGTTAGTTCGCGTAGTCCACAACCACACAGGGTTAATATTCATCAATCGCAGGTAAGCGTCTATTGCGTCAGTTCTTTCTATGATGTTACGCGATCTTCACACTTTATACCTTTAAACTTTTTGAAGGCGCACCACTCTCCACGGAGACTGATACTTGAGATTTCAAGATACTCGTTCGTGTGAAGCTCCAACGGTTCATCGTTGGGTTTATACCATTTGATTTTTTCATCGGGATTTTCGGTCTTAAACCACTGCCAGATTTCCCAATCAATCTTGTGCAGGAGCACACCATGACTGTTGGGGAAAGACTCCAAGTATCTGGTATATCCACAGTGTAGGACCTTTGGGTGATTTGTTCGGCAAAGTTGTCGGGCCACTTTCCACCAACAGTATCGTTCGAAGTAGTCCAGGCAAGTTCCATCTTCGTAAACTCTACATCTATCCAAGAGCCAGCAGAAGAACACCTCTCCTGCATTTCTTCGAAGGATGATTCGGGCGTGATGCTCTTCGCCCGTAATCTCACGTCTGGGGACGATTCTACCATTATTCTTCCAAGGAGGACTGGTCTTACCAGTTGATATCACCGTTGTTGGCTTGAAGAGCTTTCTTGTTGAGCTCGGTACGGATCGACCCTTGTCGGGAGGGGGATTGGTTGCAACGTATTGCAATTCACTACCTCCACTGGGAATCGAACTTGAGACGTCTCGACTACGTTTCATGTGTGCTTGCACCTGAGCTATGAGGGCTAATATTTAAATAATCGGGTATTTCTACACTTACATATGAGTCCGTAGGGGACGCCGAAGGCGTCCTTGTAGGATTGCATTCTGTTTACTGCCGAATACGCCAGAGAGGGGGGAGGAGAGAGGGTTACAAAGGCTTTTGCCGTACGAGCGCTTTAGGTGCGTTACGGGACCGTAGGGTAGGTTAGAAGCCTCTTTAGGTAATCTTTCCTCTGTAGGCTAATAAACTGTACAATTGATGATTAATTACGCAGACCTCAGGCCAGGGCGGAGCCCGGTGGGCCGGCCAGCCACACTCCTTACATGTAGGGTTGGGACTTCAAACTCTGTAGGTTTCCTTCCCTTTACTGCCGTATACTCCTCTTTAGCCTAACCCTTCCTCCCTCCCGCGGGGCTATGGGCCCCCGCGGCCAGCCCTCCGCAGGAGACGGGGGGTCAGGGGGGACGAGTCCCCCGATGAACTTCGGGGTCCGGGGTGTCCCCGGCGGGGGGTTGGGGGGGCTGGCCCCCCCAAAAGGAAAATTTCGTTAAAAGATTGGAGACACCGCACTTCTATGGTTTGGAGCAATGGAGGAGTTGGTAACCAGTTATAAGTCGGGCCGAGCGCAGTGGAGGCCCGGAGGGCCGGAACGGAGCTCGGCCCGATCTTCTAACTGGTTACCAACTACGCAATGGATAGAAATAATAAAGCTTGATGTAGGGATCGAACCTACGGTACACGTGACTTTCTCAGAAACCTACCGGTACGAGGAAGGATAGTTGGGCACGGGGTTTAGTATTACCCCCGTGCCCCCAACTACCGACTATTGCTCTGATGTCAAAGACGAAGAAGAAGCAAGAGGCGCCATCAAAGCACTGGTGTTTTACTTGGAATGACGCTGAAGATCGTTACACCTACGAAGATATAATCGATAAACTTGGTTCCGCCTGCGATTACCTAGTTTTTCAACAGGAAGTTGGTGAAGAGGGAACGAAGCACTACCAAGGGTATGCTGAGTTCACTAAAGAACAGCGGCTCACTTCCCTTCGTAAATTAACACATCCTGTTAAACCCCACTGGGAAAAACGGCGGGGTACCCGTGAACAAGCACGTGACTATGCCATGAAGGGAGAGACGCGTGTGGACGGACCATGGGTGTCCGGCCAAAAACCTTGGCGAGATGCCAAAGCTTTAACCAAAAACAAATATCGTGAAGATATCAATGCTGTCGCTTTAATGGCCAAGGAAGGAGCAACAGATGCCGAAATTTTTGAAGAGCATCCTGGGATTACAATGCAATTTTTATCCCATATCCAAAAAGCCCGTTTTATCTTCAAACCCGTTCGGACGACCGATTTAAAGGTCGTGCTCCTTTACGGTCCACCTGGGACCGGCAAGACCAGATTTTTCTGGGATAAATTTCCGGACGGCTGGTCCGTTCCGGTAGGCAAGGACCTTTGGTTTACCGGCTATGGTGGACAAAAGAATGTCCTTATTGACGACTTTGCCGGCAATATTGGGCTTACTCAATTACTTCAAATTCTGGACCGGTATCCTGTCCAGCTTCCAACGAAGGGCCACCATGTCTGGTGGTGCCCAGATAACATTATCATAACCTCCAATTGTCACCCATGCAATTGGTATGATTACAAAGAACGTCAAGATTCTTATGCTGCTCTGGAACGTCGCATAACGGGCGTTTTTAAACTCACGAAAGAAGATCCGAATCCTCAAATG